ATGCGAGCCGCTCTTCAGCTCTTATGGTGATCATATTACGAACGAAGTCATCTTCATTTTCTGTCGATAGCAAAACTTCCATCGACATGCGGTCGAAGATCTGCGCGCCGAGCCGGAAGCCGCCGACCAGGAAGTGCGACACCAGCATTGCCGGGGTCTGCACGACCGGCAGGCCCCACAGCCGTGCGGCGATCTGGTTCTGCGGGTCGCCGACGATGTAGCGCTGCTGGCCGTCCTTGGTCAGTTCGATCTTCGCCCAGTCGGTCGGATGCAGGACGTAGCCAGACGCCGGGTAGTAGGCCAAGGTCGCCTGCAGCGACGCCAACCGCAGCGTGTCGATGTTCTGCAGGTTGGCCGGCGCGAAGGCTGCCGAGTAGGCGGAAGCCTGCGGGATGATGCCCAGCAGGTGCTGGCCAGTGCCGTCGCCATACAGCAACTCATTCTCTTCGGCGTAGCCCAGGCCATAGCGCAACCGGCCGTCGATGTAGCTCTGGAGCTGTGGCGCGTCGTCCATGATCTGCCGCGACGCCTTGGTGTAGTGCGCGATGGTCCGCACCGGCACGGACCGCAGATCGAACGTGAGGTTCGTCTGCGGCTTGCGCGTCGATTCCGACACCACCGCGGCGCCGGTATTGGCCGGATTGTCGGTCTCGACCGGATACTCGATCGCGTTCGACGTGGTGGTTCCTGGCGTGATCAGATCCCGCACGACCAGTTGCCGAAACGGAGGCTGCACGATCGGCTGCCGATCGGCGATCACCAGCGAGCTGGATGGCGACACACCAGTGCCCCAGACCGGCGGCCCGGAGATCATGTCCTTGAGCTCGATCGTGACCCGCGCTTGGCCGTTCTGGCGCTCCAACAGGGCTTTGACGCCGTCATTTTCGACGACCATCTGACCGAGCGACTTCTGCTGCGGAGGCGGATCGCCACCGCCGCGGCGAGCCATCTTCTGCTCGACCTCGGTGAGCCGCTGACCGAGGGTGTTCATCTCGGTCAGCGCTTTGTCGGCGCTTTCCTTGGTCTCGTCAGTGAGCTTGCCCAAGTTCTTCAGTTCGGTCTGCGCCTTCTCCGCGAAGGTCTTGACTTCGTCTGTTGCTTTCTTGAGGTCGATGCTGAGAGCCTTCAGCTCGACTTCGGTCGGTACATCACCGCCATCTGGCATTGTCAGTCTCCGAATTTGGGAAGGGTGAAACCACTGAAGGCGCTGGCGATCTCGCGCAGCGCCTCTTTCGTCCCGGCGTCCCCATCCCGAGGAGTGGCCGACGGCTTGAACAAACGCTCCGCGAAGGAGCGTGCCTCCGAGTTAGACAGATGAAACTCCCGTTTCATCCACTGCTCGAACTCGCGAATTGTCGGCTTGGCCGACATCATCGACATCGCCGGCATGTCGTTGCCGGTGAGGCTTTTGTAGCCGTCACGCAGATGTCCGACGATCTGGTTGCGCTCATCGGCGGTCGGTGCATCGCCGCCCGACATGCACTGCACGCACATATCGTGGGCCGCCTGCATCGAGTTGGCGGCCGCGGTCGTGTTTGGCGTGGTCATCATCGCCTTCATGCCCTCGATGCGGGCATGCGGGTTGGCGGGATCCGCCACGAGATCTACCGAGAACAGATCGACCGCCGTCAGGGTGCGGTTTGGCTCGCCGGCCTTCTTGCCGCGGGTGACGCCGCCCTCGCGACCGCGCCATGCGATCGACATCGCGCCGAGCGCACCGGCTTGCACCAGGTCACGCACCCTCGCCACGTCCGGATGGGCGAGCCCGACGAGCCTGCCCTTCATCTTCAGGCCCTTCTCGTCCGGCTCAATGTCGGTCCAGATGCCGATCGGATACGGATCGCCGCCGATCATGAAGGCAGAGTGCTCGCCGAACATATGCGGCATCGTGCCCTTCGACTTGTGCTCGGCCAGCGTTGCGTCGAATGCGCCCGGCACGATCAGATCGCCGTAGGAGTCGAGGACGTTGAACACGCTGCCATAGCCCTCAAGCTCGCCGGCATCCGGCGCACCGGAGAACTTCAGTTCGGCTGACGCCGCGAATGCTTCACGCATCATCGGTATTGGCCCTTTCTATGCGGCAAGCCGCGCCGATGGCGGCGTGTTTGGCGGAGACGGCACCGTTGGTGGTTGCGGCGGCTGTGGCGCTGGCTGTTGACCGAGACCTTCGAGCGGCATACGGCCAGCGGCCACGGTGAGCTGATCGCCGCCATCGAGCGGCCCATCGTTGTTCTTCGCCCGCATTTCGTTCGCTGTGTTGATGCCGGCATTCACGTAGCTCGCCATCGTGGCGGCGCGCTTCTCGCTGTCCGTCCGCAGCAAGCCCTCGACGTTGAATTCGACGTAGTAAGCAACCCGCTGAGCAGCGGTCATGACCGACTTCGCGATCTCCTGCTCCATCGCGCGCAGGTATGGGCGCAGCGTGTAGGTCAGGAACCACAAGTTCATCTGCTCGAGGCCCGTGCCCCAGGCCGTCGTCTTCTCCATGTGGCCGATCATCACGGGCGACACGCCATACCAGCGGCATATCTGCTCGACGCTGAACCCGCGTGTCGCAAGCAACTGCGCATCGTCCGGGTTCATGGCGATCTGTTCGAGCGACCAACCGCCCTGCATCAGCGGGACCTTCCCCGCGTTGATGCTGCCGGAGAACTCGGCGACCCACTTCTCGTCGAACCGCTTCTGCTGGGTTTCGTTCAGGTAGGTCGGCGCTGAAAGCACCAGGCTCGGCCGCATGCTGTTGCGGAAGAAACTGGCTGCCGACTTCTCCGCCGCTATCGCAGTGCCAAGGCTCTCGCGCGCCTGCGAGATGGGCGACAGGCCCATGATCCCGTCGAGGCTGAAACCCTTGAAGTGGACGATCTGGGTCTCGTCGTACTCCTTAACGACGCCCATCCACGAGTAGCGGTAGACCAGCGACCCATCAGCCTGCGGGATCACCTGCAACCGCCCCGGCAGCAGTGGGATCAACGACGTCACGGTGCCGTCGGCGCGACGGTCTACCTCGGCGTAGGCATTTCCCCACAGCAACATGCTGCTGACGATCGCCGTCCAGAACGTCACCGCGGTCATGTAGGCGTTAGGCTGATCGTGAATCAGGTAGCGCAGCGGATGGTTCTGCACGACCTGGCCGCGACCGTCAGGCAGCTTCTGATACAGCTCCAGCGGCAGCGTCGAGATGGTCAGTGCGATCAGTCGGACGCAGGCCCACACCGCGTCGATCCGCAACGCGCCTTCGATGGTGATGTTCTCGCCGGCGAAGGTCGGCCCGCCACCGAAGAACGTGTAGAGCCGCGGATCGGTCAGCCCTAACCCACTGGCGATGGTGGTCGCCATCTTCAGCAACCAGCGTCGCATGGCGGCTCCTAGCTCGTGAGACGGGTGATGAAGGCGTCCATGCCGGCGCTGTCGTCAGCCATCGAGCGGCCGATCGCCATGATCAGCGCGGTGGCACCGTCGATGCGACCGGTAGACTGCCGCTTCGTCGGCATCTGGTTCTCGTTCTTGTCGGTCTGCACCCGCATGTTCAGCGCCATCCAGCGCAGCACCGGGTTGCCACCGTGATCGAGACGGGTTGCCAGCAACCACGCCAGCAATTCCTTGGTCGGCGCGGTGTAGGACCGGATGCCCTGCACGAATTCCTGCATGTCCACGCCGGATCCGCGCAGAGCGACCGCGAGCTGCGTGGCATTCCAGGGGTCGTATGCCGCGCTGGCTATGTCGTAGATGCGCGCATCCTCAAGGACGGCCGCCTCGATCTCCGTGTGATCGATGATGTTGCCCTCGGTCGGCTCTATCAGCCCGAGGTTGATCCATCGCCGATACTGAACTTTGTCGCGGTCGCTCTTCTGATCGACGGTCTCGGCCGGCATCCAGAACCGCGCCACCACGCGCCACCGATCGCCATCCTCGATCGGCGGGAACAGCTTGATCCAGGCCGACAAGTCCACCTTCGACGACAGATCGAGACCGCAGAAGCAGCGCCTACCAACCATCTCGGCGGGATCAAACGCCCCGAGGGTGTTGGCGTCCCACATCGGCGCGGTGATGAGCTGGTTCGCCGAGGCGGTGCGCAGGTTCAGCCGCAGCCGTTTGAATTCTATCTGCTTCGCCGGGTTGTTCTTCGCCGCCCGGCACTGCCGCGTCAGGTCTCCGAGCTTGACGCTCACATGCAGGTTCGGGTTCGCCTTGATCCAGACGGTCGGATCGTCCCAGGCATCCTCGGCATCGAGGGTCGCGATGTAGACCAGCCACTCGTCGTCCTCGAAGGCACCGGTCACCACGCTCTCTGCGTAGGCGCGCTCCTGCGAGTAGACGCTCTCGGGGTTGTCGTCGCCGGCCGTGGTGATGATCCACAGCAGCGGCTGGCGCCGCGACCCCATTGCAGTGTCGAGCACATCCAACACCGCACGGTTCCGGTGCTTGTGCAGCTCGTCGATGATGATGCCGTGGGGGTTGAGACCGTCCAGCGTGCGATCATCGCTGCTGAGCGGCTGGAAACTGCTGAGAGTAGAGTCCACTGCGAGCGAGGCGCGGTAGACGCTGATCAGACGCTGCAGGTCCTCCGACTTCTGGACCATGCGGCGCGCTTCGTCGAAGACGATCCTGGCCTGGTCCTTCTTGGTGGCCGCGCTGTAGATGTCAGCGCCAGGCTCTTTGTCGGCGACGAGGCATTGCAGCGCCACGCTGGCCGCCTCAGTGGACTTGCCATTCTTCCTGGCGATCTCCTCGTAGACCACGCGGAAGCGCCGCGTGCCGTCCTTGCGCAGCCAACCGAACGCCGAGCCTCGAATGAAGCTCTGCCAGAGTGCGAGGTTGATGCGCTGGCCCGCCCACTCGCCTTTGCTGTGACGGCAGTACTGGGCGAACTTGATCGCGTAGTTTGCGACGTCGGGTCGCCACTCCCAGCCCTTGCGCTGAGCCTGCGCCAGATCCCGGAAGTGTCGCTCGCATGCTGATCGAACGAGGCCACCGGCAACGATCTTTCCGGTGAGAACGTCGAAGGCATATGCGGATACGGGATCGACCTTGTGGTCCGGCCGCTTCGTCGGGAGTTTGACCGCGGCCTTCTTCGCCATCGGTTATCGGATCGTTGCCCGCGCGCCGCTGGGAGGAAGTCCTACAGCGCGCGGGTTCCGATCAGCCTGGAGTTCCTGTCAGGCTAACGCTTGTGCTTCAGCTCGGCGTCGCGCCCGGCGTCGCCGGCGGCATTTCCGGACGCGAACCACCCGGTGCGATCGGATGCGTTGGCTCGCCGCCAGGGGACATCGGTGGCATCACCCACGCCCCTTCGGGCGGGATGTGGATCGGCGGCGTGGGCTGGCCGTCGACCATTATCGGTGGCATAACGTAACCAGGTGGAATGTAGATCGGCGGGGTCGGCATCGGAACATTGCCGCCGCCCCAGATGCCCGGCGGTCGCGGCTGCGGACCTGGGCCGCCAATGTCGACATACTCCGGAGGACGTCCGCCCCAGGTCCCCGGAGGCGGCTGAGGCAGCGTGTTGTCGATCCAGTTCGGTGGCCTGCCGCCCCAGTAGCCCGGAGGCTGCCCCGGTAACCCGATGTCGACGTAGTTCGGCGGGCGACCGCCCCAGATGCCCGGAGGTGCGCCAGGAAGACCCTGGTCAGGGTACGGCGGGATCGGATGCGACGGGTACGGCGGCGAA